TCTTATTCCCGAGAAAGATGATACCTTCGTCAAGTTTGGTAATTTTGCTGATGTTAAAAAAATTATTCAGTCCCGTCTTTTTTATCCTACGTTCATTACGGGTCTTTCGGGTAACGGTAAAACGTTCAGCGTGGAGCAAGCGTGTGCTCAACTTAAGCGCGAACTCATTCGTGTAAACATTACTATTGAAACTGATGAAGACGACCTTATCGGGGGTTTCCGCCTTGTTGATGGGAATACTGCTTGGCACAACGGTCCCGTCATTGAAGCACTGGAGCGAGGTGCAATCCTGCTTCTTGACGAAATCGACCTCGCTAGCAACAAAATTCTGTGCCTCCAATCCATCCTTGAAGGCAAAGGCGTCTTCCTGAAAAAGATTGGTCGTTGGGTAAAACCTGCTTCTGGTTTCAACGTGATTGCCACCGCAAACACCAAGGGTAAGGGTAGTGATGATGGTCGCTTCATTGGCACCAACGTTCTCAACGAAGCATTCCTAGAACGCTTCCCTGTGACCTTTGAGCAGTCTTATCCTGCCGCCTCAACAGAGCAGAAAATCCTAGAAGGCGTTGCTCTGGACCTTGGCATTGAAGACCGCGACTTCTGTAAGCGTCTTTGCGATTGGGCAGACGTGATCCGCAAGACGTTCTATGATGGTGGTATTGAGGAAATCATTAGCACCCGCCGACTGGTTCATATCATTCGTGCTTACAGTATTTTTAACGACAAGGCAAAGGCAATTCAGGTTTGCGTCAATCGTTTTGATGATGAGACCAAGCAATCTTTCTTGGAACTCTACGACAAAATTGATGTTGACTTTGTGATGCCTTCTACTGAACCTCAACTGACTGTAGAAGGTGGTAACCCTGTTGACCTGAACCCTACATTTTGATATAATTGGGGAAGGTAATTGTGCCTTCCCTTTCTTCTATGAACGATACAAACTTTACTTTTGCTATGGACGAACAAAACTCAAACAATTTTTGGAAGTATGATGAGGATAAAACTCTAAAGGAAATTGAAGAATATCTTTCTAGTACTTATCATTCACATTACACTTCAGAGCAATCTAAGACCCAAACTCTAGATTTGATTGAAAGTATTGGTGACGCCGAAGCATTTACTCGTTCTAATGCGATTAAGTATCTTTCTCGATTTGGTAAGAAGAATGGTAAATCGAAGATGGACATTTTGAAGGCAATCCATTATTGTATTCTTTTGTACCACTTCGCTGGGCTCCATAAAAACAAAACTGACCAATACAACTACTGATTATTATGAAACTATCTGATAAAACTCTAACTCTTCTAAAGAACTTTTCTTCAATTAATCAGTCCATTCTTTTCAAGGAAGGTAGCAATCTCCGGACAATTTCTGTGATGAAAAACATCCTGGCAGAAGCAACAATCGAAGAAGAACTACCCAAGGATTTTGGTATCTATGACTTGAACCAGTTTCTAAATGGTCTCAATCTCCATCAGAATGCTGAACTTGATTTCCAGAATGATGGTTATGTGGTGATTAAGGAAGGTCGGTCTCGTTCCAAATACTTCTTTGCGGATCCTAATGTAATTGTCACTCCTCCCGACAAAACCATTTCTCTGCCGTCTGAAGATGTTTGTTTCATTCTTGATACCAAGGAACTTGATAAACTGCTTAAGGCTGCTGCTGTTTATCAACTCCCTGACCTGTCTGTGGTTGGTGAAGCAGGTGTGGTAAAACTGGTTGTTCGTGATAAGAAGAATGATACTTCTAACGACTTCTCTGTGGTAGTTGGTGAGACTGATGAAGTATTCACCTTTAACTTTAAGGTAGAAAATCTTAAAATTTTGCCAGGAACCTACGAAGTTGTTATCTCACAAAAACTTCTTTCTAGGTTTAAGAATACTGGATTTGACGTTACATACTATGTCGCGTTGGAACCTGACAGCACCTTTGGGTGATAGAATATTATTGAATTGAGGAACCTCCCATCAATATCTTTGTTACTTCTCCATTTCCTGCTGAGAGTGCCATCTGCCTCCCAGACAAGCACATTGTCAAGATGCCTCTAGAGTGCTGTCAGATGCTCTCTATCGTGGCATCAGAGAAGTGGGGACACGGGTACGGAACCCTCCCTAAGGCAGATGGAACCCCCTACAAGACCGACAAAGGAGCATTCCGCAATCATCCCTGTACCAAGTGGGCAATGGAGAGTATCCACAATGCCTACTGGTTAATCAAGTGGGGATTGAACTTGTCTGATGAATACTGCCTGCGGTATAATAAAACTCACTCCTGCTATAAAACTCTTGTGGATGCATATTATTTGTTTCCCAAAGGTAAGATTACAGAGGTAACTCCATTTGCTCGTGCTATGCCTGAGGAATGGAAGTTTGATGACACTATTGATACATTTGAAGCATACAAAAGATATATCGCATCCAAACCTTGGGTTGCCGATAACTACCTTCGTATTCCTGAACGCAAACCTAACTGGGTATAATTGATTATGAGCAGTGATTTCCTTTTCGTGGAACGATATCGTCCTCAAGTAATTGATGACTGTATTCTTCCTGATGATACTAAAAAAACCTTTAAGGAGTTTGTGGAGAAGGGCGAGATTCCGAATCTTCTTCTCGCAGGCCCTCCTGGTATTGGTAAGACTACAATAGCAAAAGCATTATGTAATGAATTGGGGGCAGATTATTATGTCATCAACGGATCCGACGAAGGACGTTTCCTGGATACTGTACGGAACCAAGCGAAGAACTTTGCTTCGACCGTCTCACTTACGGGATCTTCTAAACACAAAGTCATCATCATCGATGAGGCAGACAATACCGGTAATGATGTTCAACTCCTACTACGGGCGAATATTGAGGCATTTTATAACAACTGCCGATTCATCTTCACCTGTAACTACAAGAACAAGATTATTGAACCTCTTCATTCCCGATGTGCAGTCATTGACTTCACCATCAAAGGGAAACAAAGGCAGCAACTTGCAGGGGCATTCTTCAAGCGTCTCCAAACGATTCTGGATGGGGAAAAGGTTGAGTACGATCAAAAGGTTCTTGTAGAACTCGTTACAAAGCACTTCCCAGACTTTCGTAGAGTCCTTAACGAGTGTCAGAGGTACTCTACTGGAGGTAAAATTGATTCAGGAATTCTTGCAACTTTTTCGGACATTTCAGTAAATGAACTCATCAAAAATCTCAAAGACAAAAACTTTTCAGAAGTTCGTAAGTGGGTGGTCTCCAACCTTGACAACGATGCTCCTGTTCTACTTCGCAGGATTTATGACGCCTTTTATGATGCTCTTGCACCCCAGTCTATCCCTGCTGCCGTTCTTATTATTGCTAAGTATCAATACCAATGTTGTTTCGTTGCTGACCAAGAGATAAATCTATTGGCAGCACTAACAGAAATTATGTGTGAGGTTGAGTTTAAATGATTAATGTAAAACTATTTCGTATTGTAACTGGTGAAGAAGTCATTGCAGAACTTGTTTCTGAAAATGAAAATACAGTTACTATTAAAAATGGTCTAGTTGTTCTTCCAACTGGACAAAATGTTGGGTTTGCCCCGTGGGCAAGTGTAATTGATAGGGATAACCCAGATCTTATCATCTCAAAAAATCACATCGTATATATTGCTGAAGTTGATTCTGGAGTAAATAAGAAATACAATGAGATTTATGGAAGCAAACTCATTACCCCCGAAGACAAGAAGTTAATTTTATGAAAAGTTTAAAAACGTGTTTAAGGTATCCTGGGGGTAAGAGTAGGGCAGTAACTAAAATGGACCCTTACTTCCCAGATCTTCGCAACTATGATGAGTTTCGTGAACCGTTTTTGGGTGGGGGTTCTGTAGCAATCCACATTACTAAAAAATATCCCAATATTAAAATTTGGGTAAATGATCTTTATGAACCTCTTGTAAACTTCTGGCAACAACTCCAGATGTTTGGTCCAGAACTTAAAGATCATCTTCTTCATTTTAAAGGCACTTGTCCAAATCCAGATGCTGCGCGAGGACTATTTAATATTTCAAAAACTATTCTTGAAGACCCTAATACTGGAGATTTTGAGAGAGCAGTTAGATTTTATATTGTAAATAAGTGCTCCTTTAGTGGACTTACCGCAAGTTCTTCCTTTTCCCCTCAGGCATCAAACTCCAATTTTAGTGTTCGTGGAATTGAAAAACTTCCTGAATATTCTAAACTAATCTCTAATTGGCGCATAACTAATTACTCCTACGATTACTTGATGGATGGAGACAAGAGTGCTTTTATGTACCTCGATCCTCCTTATGACATTAAGGATAATCTCTATGGGAACAAAGGATCAATGCATAAAGGATTTGATCACGACAAGTTTGCTTCTGATTGTGATGCTAATAATATGGATCAATTGGTAAGTTATAACTCCGATCAACTTGTAAAAGATCGCTTTAAGAACTGGAACGCTGCTGAATTTGATCTCACTTATACGATGCGTTCTGTTGGTGAATATATGAGAGAGCAAAAACAACGTAAAGAACTGTTGCTATTTAATTATGGAATTGAAGGATTGGTTGAACTCAATTAATTTTACTAAAGAGGATTTGTCCGAAGATATTAAAGAGTATCCTCCATTTATCATTAACCGCTGCTTATCCGGGCACATTGATTGTATTTTGTTCGCTAACGAAATGAATATGCATCACCATCTTGACAAAGATATGCAATATTCTTTTTATCTAAATAGTCTAAGGAAAAAGAAGAGATTTTCTCCCTGGCTCCAAAAGGATAAGGTTACAGACTTGGAATGTGTAAAACAATACTATGGATATAGTAATGCAAAAGCATCTCAAGCACTGAAAATCCTGACAAAAGAACAAATTAACTTTATTAAAAAACGACTTGATATTGGAGGAAAAAAATGACTACTACGGTAGAACCTACTGTTGACTGGTCGCAGGACCAAATGGTAGAAGTAATTCTTAATGAACCTGATGATTTTCTGAAAGTTCGCGAGACCTTGACTCGCATTGGAGTTGCATCGAGAAAGGAGAAAAAACTATACCAATCTTGCCATATTCTTCATAAGCAAGGTAGATATTTTATTGTACACTTTAAAGAACTATTTGCTCTAGATGGTAAACACGCCAATCTTACAGTAAATGATGTTCAGCGTAGAAATCGTATTGTACGCTTACTTGCCGATTGGGGACTTATTACTGTCGTCAAACAAGATAATGTAACTGATATTGCGCCTCTCAATCAAATTAAAGTTCTTGCCTATAAGGATAAGGGTGATTGGGTTCTTGAACAAAAATACAACATTGGTAAAAAAGGAAAGGTAGTGGAAAACGAATAAATAAGTATGAGACTTTCGTGCGGTCTCTACAAAAGTCGGAACACCCTAAAAAGAGGTTCGGTTTTACTGATACCTCTTTTTTTCGTTTTATGGTTAAATAATAAGTGATCGCCATATTGGGATCATACAATTAAACCTCGCTTTAAAAAAGGAGTTACTACAATGACTAACCTTGCACGCTATACTGCTGCAGATCTTCCTGCGCTGATGGAAAAAATTAATAAATATAGTATTGGAATGGATGAATATTTTGATCGTCTATTTAATTTGCACGAAACAACTTCCAATTACCCCCCATACAATCTCATTCAAGTTAGTGATATAGAATCACGTCTTGAACTTGCACTTGCGGGATTTAAAAAGAAAGAAGTCTATGTCTATACACAAGAAGGAAAACTTTTTGTTGAAGGTCAAAAGGAAGATAAAGAGGCGGAATCGAACTACCTGCACAAGGGTTTGGCTCAACGGAGTTTTACACGTTCCTGGACACTCTCTGATGATACGGAAGTTAGATCAGTTGATTTTGAGGATGGGCTTTTGAAAATTACTTTAGGAAGAGTTGTTCCCGAACACCATAAACGTAAAGATTACTTATAAGTTAAGTATCGAATAGAATGAGAAATTGGAGGAGAAACTTGACTCCTCCTTTTTTTATTGCTAAAATATCGTCAGGTATGGAGATAAAATGCCCCAAAACTTATCTACAGAAAAAATAATTAAAATATTATTTTTAATGAATAGTAATGTCCTTATTAGTCAGATTGAAGAAGTTGGTTCTGATATTGGAGAACCTGATTGCAAACTAATAGACCCATTTGTCATCAATGAGGATAAAACTCTTCATCCATTTCTATGCGGATATACAAAACAAAATACATTTATGATGAGTTCGGATAAGATTTTAACTCTTGCAGATCCAACTCCAACTTTACTCGAAAAATACGAGGACTTGATTAAAGAATGATGCAAAGGTTTTATACTAATGTTCAATTGATTGGTAATCAATTTTTGGTGCGTGGAGTTGAAAATGGAAAAAGATTTGAAATGAGGGATGAGTTTTTTCCAACTCTTTATGTAAAGACTAAAAAAGAATCTAGGTATAAGACATTAAATGGAGAATCAGTAGAACCAATTAGTCCGGGAACAGTTAAAGATTGCCGAGAGTTTTATAAAAAATATGATGAGATTGCTGGATTTGAAATTTTTGGTAACGATAGATATATCTACCAATATATTTCGGAAAAATATCCAGAAGATGAAATTAAGTTTGACATCAGCAAAATTAAACTTGTGACTTTGGATATTGAGGTTGCTTCGGAGCAAGGATTCCCTGATGTAGAATCTTGCTCTGAAGAAATTCTTGCTATTACAATTCAGGATTATACGACTAAAGAAATTATTACTTGGGGTGTTAAACCATTTGATAATAAACAGAGTAACGTAACATATCATCACTGCCCAAGTGAATATGAACTTCTCAGTCATTTTATTAATTATTGGATGGTTGATGTTCCTGATGTGGTGACTGGTTGGAACATTCAGTTGTACGATATTCCTTATATCTGTAAGAGACTGAATCGTGTTCTTGGTGAAAAACTGATGAAGCGTTTCTCCAACTGGGGACTCGTAACTGAAGGTGAAATAGTGATTAATGGACGTAAGAATACTGTTTTTGATGTTGGTGGTTTAACCCAACTTGATTATCTCGATCTTTATAAAAAGTTTACATATAAAGCACAGGAATCATATCGTCTTGATTATATTGCCGAAGTTGAGTTGGGACAGAAAAAACTGGACCACTCTGAATTTGATACTTTTAAGGAGTTTTATACCAAGGGGTGGCAAAAGTTTATTGAGTACAACATCGTTGACGTAGAACTTGTTGACCGTTTGGAAGACAAGATGAAACTGATTGAACTTGCTTTGACGATGGCATACGACGCTAAAGTCAACTATGCTGATGTGTTCTATCAAGTTCGTATGTGGGATAATATCATCTATAATTATCTCAAGAAGAGGAGTATTGTTATTCCTCCAAGGAATAGGACTCAGAAGAATGAAAAGTATGCTGGTGCATATGTAAAAGAACCAAAACCGGGAAAGTATGATTGGGTTGTGAATTTCGATCTAAATTCGCTTTATCCTCACCTTATTATGCAATATTCAATTTCGCCCGAAACTCTTGTGAGTATGGATGATATTAATAATCGTATTGCGGAATTAGAAAAAATGTTGTAGAATATCCACACATTATAAATAATAAAGTGTGGATAAAACTAAATGCAACCAAAATTCAATATAACAAAAGAACAGTTAAAACAACTTTATATTATTGATAACAAAAGTAGAAAAGAGTGTGCTGAATTTTTTGGTTGTTCTGACCCACTTATTAAGCAAAAAATACAAAAATATGGGTTGCAAAAACCTAAACATTTGGAGAACAAAAATAAAGAAAGAAAAGAAACTCTTTTTTGTGAAAATTGTGGTTCTCCATTCACTGTAAGTAGATTTAGAGCAACAAGTGAAAAATGGAAACTTCGGTTTTGTTCTCATTCTTGTTCTTCTAAATTTAGATATTTGGGTGAAGAGCATAAAAGAGCAGTTTTGAATTCTATTTCTGCTCGCAGAAGATGTAGAATGAGAGATGCTTTTGATGAAACTTCAAACCAACAAAAAATAAATGAAATATATTGTGAAGCAAAAAGATTAACTGAAGAAACTGGTATTCCTCACGAAGTAGACCATATTATTCCAATTTCAAAAGGAGGAAAACATCACGAAGATAATTTACAAATTATCACGATGAGTGAAAATCGTAAAAAACATAGTAAAATTATTTAAAATGACTTACGAAGAAGAATACCAACCAAGAAATAGAGAAAAATCAAAACAAGCAAAATATGGAATGATATGGTGTGCTTATTGTGATAGAGATATGGTAGGAGATATTGGTAAATGTTCTTACTGTGGAAGATTTAATAACAGAAAGAAAATTCGCTATGAGTAATAATATGTGGAAAGATGTTCGTAAAATGTCTTCTAAAGAAATTAAAGAAGAGTTGGAGGCACTTAAGAAAGTAAGAGAACTTTCTAATAAAGCAAATGTAGATAAACTCCTAAAACAAGAGTTAGATTTAGAACCTTTACAAAAGGTAAATCTTACTATGACTGCTAATGGAGCACTTTATCGCAGAGTAAAAGGTATGCTTCCAGAACTGATGGAGAAGATGTATCAGGACCGTGTAATCTTCAAGAAGAAGATGATTGAAGCAAAGAAGCAGTATGAAAAGAACAAGACAAAGGAGTTAGAGAAGGAAATTGCAAGGTGCAACAACATCCAAATGGCAAAAAAGATTTCTCTTAACTCTGCTTATGGTGCTATCGGCAATCAGTATTTTCGTTATTACAAACTAGAAAATGCTGAGGCAATCACTCTGAGTGGTCAAGTATCCATTCGTTGGATCGAAAATAAGATGAATGTTTATCTAAATAAACTTCTTAAAACAGAGGATGTTGATTATGTCATTGCTTCTGATACTGATTCCATTTATCTTAATATGGGTCCTGTGGTCGAAACTGTATTCAAGGGAAGAGAAAAAACTACTCAAAGCATTGTGTCTTTCCTTGATAAGGTCGCTTCGGTGGAACTTGAAAAATATATTGAGAGTTCTTACCAAGAACTGGCCGACTATGTGAATGCATACGACCAGAAAATGCAAATGAAGCGGGAAAATATTGCTGACCGTGGAATTTGGACTGCCAAGAAACGATATATTTTGAATGTATGGGATAGTGAAGGTGTTCGTTATGAAGAACCTAAACTGAAAATGATGGGTATTGAAGCAGTTAAATCTTCTACTCCAGCTCCTTGCCGCAAAATGATCAAAGATGCTCTCAAGTTGATGATGAGTGGAACTGAAGATGAAGTGATTGAGTTTATTGAGAATGCTCGCAAAGAGTTTAAGAAACTTCCACCTGAACAGATTTCATTTCCTCGTTCGGCATCTGATGTTCAAAAGTATCAATCTTCATCGGCAATTTATGTTAAAGGAACCCCAATTCATATTCGCGGAGCACTTTTATTCAATCATTATATTAAACAGAACAATCTAGACACCAAATACTCATTCATACAAAATGGGGAAAAAATTAAGTTTATCTACTTAAAAAAACCAAACACAATTCATGAAAATGTTATCTCATTCATCCAAGAATTTCCCAAGGAATTGAATCTTGACAGATATATTGATTATGACCTACAATTTGAGAAAGCATTTCTAGAACCACTTAAAATTATCCTCGAATCAATTGGGTGGAGAATGGAAAAAACTAATAGTCTAGAATCTTTTTTTGTATAAGGAGTATTATTTAAATGGATTTTTTGTCTGATATTGTAAAAGAAATTGGCGGAGAATATACGCAACTTGCTTCTGAAATTGATGAAACTGAAACTTACGTTGATACCGGCAGTTATATTTTTAACGCACTGGTTTCAGGTAGTTTATTTGGGGGCGTATCTGGCAATAAAATTACTGCTATTGCTGGAGAGTCTTCTACTGGAAAAACTTTCTTCTCTCTCGCTGTTGTTAAGAATTTTCTTAATAATCACCCCGATGGTTATTGTCTCTACTTTGATACTGAGGCTGCTATCACCAAATCTCTCCTAGAAAGTCGCGGAATTGATACCTCACGTTTTGTGGTTATCAATGTTGTTACTGTGGAAGAGTTTCGTACTAAGGCGCTTAAGGCAGTTGACCTTTATATGAAAAAACCTGAAGGTGAGCGTAATCCTTGTATGTTTGTGCTAGACTCTTTGGGGATGCTTTCAACCAGTAAGGAAATTAATGATGCCCTTAATGACAAAGAAGTTCGTGATATGACAAAATCTCAGCTGATTAAGGGCGCATTCCGTATGCTCACACTCAAATTAGGTCAAGCAAATGTTCCACTTCTTGTCACAAACCATACATACGATGTCATCGGAGCTTATGTACCAACGAAAGAAATGGGGGGAGGTTCTGGACTCAAATACGCAGCAAGTACGATCATTTATCTCAGCAAAAAGAAAGAAAAGGATGGAACGGAAGTGGTCGGAAATATTATCAAGGCTAAGACTGCTAAATCGCGTTTAAGTAAGGAAAATAAAGACGTGGAAATTCGTCTTTTCTATGATGAACGTGGTCTTGATAGGTATTATGGTCTTCTTGAACTTGGTGAAATTGGTGGACTGTGGAAAAATGTGGCAGGAAGATATGAGATTGATGGAAAGAAACTTTATGCTAAACAGATTCTAAAAGAACCTGAAGTATATTTCACTGAAGAAGTGATGCAAAAACTAGACGAAATCGCACGGAAGGAATTTAGTTATGGAGAAAGTTGAGTTTCTAATTCTTAGAAACCTTTTACATAATGGGCAATATGTAAGAAAAGTAATTCCTTTTATTAAATCTGAATATTTTGAAGATAGTAATCAAAAAATAGTATTTGAAGAAATACTGAATTTTATTACACAATACAATGAACTTGCTACTAAAGAGGTTCTTTGTATTGAAATTGAGAAGAGAACAGATATCAACGAACAATCTTTTAGAGAAATTACCCAACTAGTTTCATGTTTAGAGGATGTTCCTGTTGAGTTTAATTGGTTAGTAGATACAACTGAAAAATGGTGCCGCGATCGTGCTATTTACTTGGCGCTCATGGAGTCAATTCATATTGCTGATGGTAATGATGAAAAGAAGAACCGCGATAGTATCCCCTCAATTCTTTCGGATGCTCTTGCAGTAAGTTTTGATAGTCATGTTGGACATGACTATCTTCAGGATTATGAACAACGATATGAGTCTTATCATAGAAAGGAGGATAAAATTGAATTTGATCTTGAATACTTTAACAAAATCACGAAAGGTGGTCTCCCTAACAAAACTCTTAACATCGCTCTTGCTGGTTGTGTCCATCCAGAGACCAAAGTTAAAATTAGGTTTAGGAAGTTAAAATAATGTGGATTGAAAAAGAAACATCAATTGCTGAAATCAAAACATTACTTGATAATGGATATGAGGTAGAAGTTGATTCTCCCGATGGATATGTTCCTGTTAATTTTTTTATTAATAAGGGGACGTATGATGAATATGAGTTGTATATGTATGATAGTGAAAAAGTATGTTTTACTTCAAAGGTAAAATGCAATGGAAGACATTTATTTGAAACTAATCAAGGATGGATTTGTGCCGAAGTTCTAGAGCAATCTAATTCTTATTGGGAATTTATAACTAAAGATGGACTTAAAGTTGGTAAAGTTATTAAAACCAATAATCAAATACCTATTGTGGATATTAATGTAAATCATCCAAATCATAGGTATTATACTAATGGTATTTCCTCTCATAATACTGGAGTTGGAAAATCGTTGTTTATGTGTCACGTAGCAGCATCAGTTCTTCTACAAGGTAAAAATGTTCTGTACATTACGCTGGAAATGGCAGAAGAACGCATTGCTGAACGAATTGACGCAAACCTCTTAAATGTTCCTATTCAGGATATTGTAAGTCTTCCAAAGCAAATGTTTGAGACTAAAGTAAATAATCTTGCAAAGAAAACTCAAGGAACACTGATTATCAAAGAATATCCAACTGCCTCAGCGCACGCAGGGCATTTCAAATCTTTGTTGAATGAACTTGCACTTAAAAAGTCATTTAAACCCGATATCATTTTTATCGACTATTTGAATATCTGTGCATCTTCAAGGTATAAAGGTAATAGTAATATTAACTCTTATACCTTTGTAAAAGCAATTGCGGAAGAACTTCGGGGTCTTGCTGTAGAGTTTAATGTTCCTATTGTCAGTGCTACTCAGACCACTCGTTCAGGGTATTGCTTGGACTTGAAAACACAAGTTCAAACACAGCAAGGACTGAAAGATATTTCCAATATTCAAGTTGGTGATTTAGTGCTTTCTAATACTGGTTATAATGAAGTATTGAATGTCTTTCCTAAAACTAAAAAGAAATCTTATAAGATTACTTTGGAAGATGGTAAAGAAATTATTTGTAGTGAAGAGCACTTGTTCCCAACTGAAAACGGAGAACTGAATATTAAGGGGGGTCTTGAAGAAGGGATGTGTCTTTGTGTAAAGGAATAGTGTGTGTAAGTTATACTTCTTATAAATAATAGTAGTATAACTTACTGATATGAAAGTAAAGATTTATCTAATTACCAACACAGCAGTCAATCCACATATGTATTATGTTGGATTGACTAAAAATGAATTGGATAGAAGATTACAAGAACATATCACTCTTGGAAGGCACGAAGGAAATAAACTTCTGTCTGATGCTATTATTGAATATGGTAAAAGAAACTTTACTATTGAAGTGATAGAAGAAGTTGATGAAAGTGAAGCAAGAAT